CGGGAAGATGGAATTCTTCCTTTCTTCCATGAAGGCGCATATGTTTATAGATGCCCAATCAAACTGATTAAGCCTTTATCGTGGGAATACATAAAGGCTTATAGCTTTTATGACAAGAACATCCTTCCGAACGGACAGGGGTTTCAGAATGAATGCAACCGATACATTCAGGCTATGATGGTGATAAGCAACGAATATACGAAGCACGAAAAAGAAATGACCAATAAAAAGCACAGGAAAAAGGATCATGCCTAGCACATCACTTGATATTCTATTGAGATTGAAAGACAGTCTTTCCAAGGGGATTGATAAAGTCCGGGGGAAGTTTAAGATTTTCAATAAGGACATGACTTCCGGGATGAAGAAGAACAATGCCGGACTGAAGGAATTCAGTTCTAATTGGAAAGAAACAGCCCTTCAGATTGGCGCAACTTTACTTGTGATCCGGCAGGTCGGAAGGTCAGTTGGGACTTTCATTGATGCGGCTTCAACGGTTCAGCAGTTGAATCTTAGGCTTCAGCAGATGTTAGGGAATGTCGAAGAAGCAAATGAACTGTTCAGCGATATGCGAACATTGGTTTCCAAAGCGCCTGTCGAATTTGAATCTGTCATGAAGTCGGTCACGAACCTTTCCGCTGTCACTAAGAATGGCGCTGACGAAATAAGGAAACTTGTTCCAATCATCATGGACATCTCAGCATCTTTCGGGATCAGCGTTGAAGATACGACTTCACAGTTTATCAGGCTAATGTCAGCAGGTGCGGCGGCGGCTGATATGTTCCGGGAACGTGGTGTATTGGCGGCGTTAGGATTTCAAGCCGGGGTGTCAGTTTCAGCCGAAGAAACCATCAGTAGTATTGTTAAACAGTGGGATGAAGGCACTAACAAGATGGTTGGCGCTATCGACAAGCTAAGTGAAACTTGGGAAGGCGCTATGGCTGAAATGGGGGATGCGTGGTTCAATTTCCGGGCTGAAGTCGGAAAGGCTTTTATTGAATCGGAAGCGGGTGAAAAGTCGCTTGACTTCATAACACAATCATTGAATGAAGCTGGGTTCTTCGCAAAGCAGTTCTTCGAAGAAATGGATTCCGGGATTACCTTAATGGATCGAATGTTAGCCCCGCTAGAAAAGATGATCACAGGACAAAGCATTCTGACAACAAAACTTCGGAATAACAGGGTTATACAGGACTTATTCAATCAAACCTTGGAAACAACCGTTGTCACCGCAGAATCCCTTGAACCAAAGTTTGAGGTTATTGGGGAATCTATCCAAAAGGAAATTGATAAACTAAAAAGATTTCAAGAAAATATGTCCAAGATTATTATTAAGTCGGTGAATTCATGGGCTGATGCTGTCGGAAAAGGGTTTGCGGATATGCTATTTGAAGGAAAGAGTTTCACCGAATCAATGGTTTCGGCGTTTAAGAATATGGCGGCGCAGTTTGTTGCGGCGGTCACAGCCATGATTGCGAAGTGGTTGGCGTTCCTTGCACTTAGGAAGATCGGAAGTGCGTTTGGATGGTTCGGGTTTCATGATGGCGGGGAAATCCCTTCTTTCCATTCCGGCGGGGCAATCAAAGCGCATTCAGGGTTGGCGGTTGATGAAGTTCCGATCATAGCACAGTCAGGGGAAGGTATACTGTCACGCAGGGGGATGGCGAATATCGGTGGTGCTAAAAGTTTAAATGCTTTGAACAGTGGGGAACAGGTTTCATCAGGGGCAGGGGAAGTCACAATCAACGTATATTATCCCCGGATGACAAGCAAGGAAAGTGTTTCTGAAATGGCGCAAACTTTAGGCTTTGAGATCAGCAAACAATTACGATATGCAGGGGGCATCTGATGGGGAAAGCGTTTAAGATATTACCTAAGAACTATCTGGATGATTGGGGTGAATTCGAATCATGGTCAGCAGGAACGACATCTGTTCCTGATGGTTGGATTGCGGCGACATCCCCGACTTGTGCAAGGGATGATTCCAATAAGAAATATGGCGAATATGGGTTGTCTTTGGTGGGCGGTTCAAATGGCGGTGGGGTATATCGAACCATCCCTGATGGTGATGATTTGTCAGGCAGGACATTCAAGTTCGGCATATGGGCGAAGTGTGCGACCACAGGGGCTTATGTCAAGATTGATGATGGCGTTGCCAACAAGACAGTCCATCTTGACGGGTTAGATGCTTTCTATGAACTGACAACCCCTTCAATGAAACTTGATTATAATGCAACGCAGATAAGGGTTGACCTTTATGCGCCGGAAGGCGAAACGGTCTATTTCGATTCCGGGGTTCTGTGCGAAGGCGAAGATTTATTCACTGACTTTGACACGAATATTGATATTGCACAGTATCAGCCATCATTGACCATGAAGCAAGACCGCTATGAAGTAGCACAAAGGGAAGGATCGTTTATCCCGGACAACCATCTTCAGAACAGAAACATCAGAATGTCAGGAATGGTTGTTGGAACGGATGTGGTTTCCTGCCGGAATCATTTTGACGGGCTGATGAAGTCAATCTTATCATGGCAAACAACAGAGAAACGAAACCTTTATTTATATGATGACCGGGTGGCTGAAGTGTTCCTGAAGAAGTTCGATTGGAACTATCTGAACGGATTAAAAGATATAAGATTCACAATGCATATGTCCTTGCCGGATGCGACAACCCGATCAATCGGGAAATATCGGGCAACACAGGTCATTTCAGGCACAATAACCGAATTCAGCCTGTCTTATGATGGCAACGCAAAGGAATTGCCCCTTATTTCGCTTGTAGCTGACCAAGGGGGGGCGATCACAACTTGCCAACTAGAATGTATGACTACGGGTGAGAATTTCGCTTATACGGGCACTGTGCCAACAAATGTGGCGCTTGATATTGATTGCAACTTGGGATCGGTTCAAAATTCCAGTATTGATAAGATCGGGGATTGGTCAGGGGATTTCATTGGATTGGTCAGGGGAACAAACTATTTTCGTTTCGCCGGATCGAATTGCACGATCAACATTGACTATTATGAAAGGTTCTTGTAATGGGGAAGTTCCGAATCGAGTTAAGGGAACGGGGAACTTTCGACCTGCTTGAAATCTTAGACCGGGAATATGTTGATCTGTCATGGGCTTATTCTAGGATTGGGGGATGCGGGGAATTTGAATTTCTGTTGCCCCGGAAATTGTTTGAAGAACAATCTATAAGCGGTGATTTCAATATACGGATTTACTATCGGAATCCCGCGACAGATTCTTTTGATCTTTGGTATCAGGGTTTAATTGAAAACAAAGTTCCCAATATCGCCGGGAACTCTGAGAACGTGGCGGTGTCCGGGCATGGATATGTTGTCCAGTTATCCCGGATATATCTGGATGATGTTTCTTATTCAAGTCAGGAAGCATCCGTTATTGTGAAAGACCTTCTGGATAATTACATCACGCCGAACACTGACATCACATATAATGCGCCGGATATTGAAGCGACCACGTTCACATTCGATTCCCTTGATTTTAATACTGATGCGCTGTCAGCTTTAAGAACTATCGCCGATACGGTTGGAACAAGGGAATGGGGCGTTGACCAAGACCGCAACTTCTTCTTCAAGGAAAGGTCATCAACGGTTGGCAGAAGATATTCGCTTGGCAACAATATCACGAACTTTAACGAGAACCAAGACTTTAAGGACATCATCAATCGGGTGATTGTTCAGGGCAAACAAACCGGGGGAACATATTATAAGGCTACCTATAATGATGAAGTCAGTCAGTTAAAGTATGGAATCCGGGCAGAAGTCATTCAAAATTCTGCGGTATCGACAGCAGACGTTTCCAAACAGTTAGCTGATGCCATCTTTGCAGAAAAGAATGATGTCATCAGAAAAGCCAGTTGCGAATTGGTTGGGCTTGAAGCACAGATTGAAGCGACCAACCCGATTGATTTGATGAATGTTTTAGGGAAAGAAATTAAATATGGCGAAAAGAAATATGGAACTTTTCTTTATTCCGGGAATGTTGACCGGGTTATTGACCGAATCAATTATATGGTAACAGAATCCGGCGCACTAAGAACATACTTAGATATGGGCGAACAGAAACCGACAATATCTGAAGCGATTCAGCAGTTGGTTTTCAACTTAGACCAACAAAGATCGGCGGCATTATAAGGGGGAATTATTATGGTTACTGCAAGTTATCCAAGCGGGGTCACTTCGTTCACAACGAAAGTTGACAAGGTTGATGTTGTCGACGACGATCATATAAATAAATTACAAGTCGAGGTGATTGCCCTTCAGCAATATATTGGCACGAATCCGCATGGGGATCGAACTGATTTTGTTGAACGGTTCAATGCTATGCATAACCCAAGCGGATATTTAATATCGTCAGCAGGTGTGCCACAGCCAACTAGCCCCGGAATGATTTGGTATGATACAGCCCAAGCGCTGATCCGATTGATACAAAATGATGGAACGGTCAAGAACATAGGGGGAAGTCTAAGCAACGCAATAATGTCATATTATGATGCTTCGCCCACCGTTTATGCGACAAGCTATAAAAACAATGCCAACACTTGGGGGAGTATTATAAGAAACACCCCTTGGACAAAGATCGCAGGGGTGAACACGATTAGATGTCATGCTGAAGTTGCCGCATCAATGGCAACAGTGACGACATTCGATTTCAGCCTTGGGGTTGGTGCAACCACATCAGTGAGGGCAGGATTAAGTTATACCTCATACACATATGCGCCTTCATGGACACTTGACGTTTCAGGGTTGGATAATGGAACAGCCTATAATATTAAACTTGAAACCCGAAACGTGCAATCCAGTGGAAGTGCCACAAAATATTTAAGAGCATTCATGATCGAGGGCGAATAATAATAACGAAAGGGGTGCAATAATGCACAAAATATTAATCGGGCTTGTAATATGTCTAATGGTTTTCTGCGTAGGATGCACAACAATCGAAACGATTGCCCCGTCACAGTTAGATGAAGCCGGGAATGTGATCCCCGGAACGCATCAACTGAATCCTACTGCTCAGGCGGTTGCTGAAAACCTAGGGGTTTGGGGTCAAGCGGCGGCGGCAGTTCCTTTGCTGATATGGAACTTTGTGGAAATGGCAAAGGCAAAGAAGGATCAGAAGGGATTGATGGCAACCATCAAGGCTTTAAGACTAGCATCCACCGATCCGAAAACAAAAGCATCATTCGATAAGATTAAGGAATACCTGAAGAACGCACATGACGTTGCCGGGGTCAGCGCAAGGATCAACGCACTATTAGCGAAGTTATGATGTTACTGGCAAAAACCCCTTCGGTCTAGCAAGGGTGAGAAAGTGCCCCTGAAACATGGGGCATTTTCTTTTCCGATTTTTGTTGACATCCGTTTACAATCATGTATACTGTGAAGCATAGGGGGTGATTGGTATGGGAAAAACAAAAGTTAAATCTTTCCGAACATGGGCTAGAGAAATTGAAGAAATGGAAAAAGTCCGACGAGAAATGAAAATTCAAACATTTTCGGGATTCATTCTGCATCTGTGGGATCACTTCAAAAGAAGCACAGGGCGGGTGATGATCTTCGTTGCATTTTTAAATCTGTTTACAATCCAATTATGTTTTGCGGCTGAAATTCCTGAAGCACAGGCGATCCGGGCAATCATTGGCGAATCCAGTAGCCAAGGTGAAAAGGGGATGTTTGCGGTTGCCTGTGCCATCAGGAATCGGGGAACGCTGAAAGGTGTCTATGGGGTAAACGCAAAGCACGTTGATTCTGAACCTCAATGGGTTTGGGAAATGGCGAAGAAGGTTTGGAAGGAATCTGAATTCAATCGAATTCATGATGGGGATCATTGGGAAAACATTAAGGCATTCGGAAAACCTTATTGGGTTTCTTCAATGGTCGAAGTTTATCGGCACAAGGATCATGTTTTTTATAAGGAAAGGGATTGAAATGGCTATCGGAAAAGCAAAAAACAGGAATGTCGAAGGGTTGGAAGGGATGTCAATTTGGGATCGGGTTGAATATAAGGTGAAGCATGAAATTAATTCATTCGGCCCGGTTGAAAGATGCAAGATGGAAGAACGGTTGAACGACGCTTATCAGGTCAAGGTTTTTGAAATGTCGGATGAACAGCTTATTCAGGAAGCGAAAGACCGGGGGGTGATTCTATGATAGACAGAAAATCATTCATAGGCGGTTCGGATATTGCTTCAGTCATGGGATTATCCCGGTGGAAATCACCCTTGCAACTGTGGGCTGAAAAGACCGGGAAGGTTGAACCTGATGACTTGTCGAATGTTGAAGCGGTTGAAATGGGATTAGAACTTGAAGAAACAGTTGCCCGGTTGTTTACCAAGCGAACCGGGATGAAGGTTCGACGTGCCCCAAAGAATTATCAGCATGATGCACATCCATATTTTAGATGTCAAGTTGATCGGCTTATTACAAAGACCGGGATCAACGACAATGATTTATTGGAATGCAAAACTGCTTCCGCTTGGAAAGAAAAGGAATGGCAGGATGAAGAAATCCCGCAGGAATATATTCTTCAGGTGATGTGGCAACTTGGGATTACGCACAGGATGGTTGGACACATAGCTGTTCTGATCGGCGGTCAGAAGTTCCGATATAAGAAGATCAACTTTGACCCGGACTTGTTCGAAAAGATGCTTGAAGAAGCGACATATTTTTGGAAGATGGTCCAGGATGATACACCGCCAATGGCTGTCGGGATGGATAATTATTTTATTGCTGATATCCACCCGGATAGCGACGAGAAGATTCAGGAAGTTGAAGAATTGAATGATAGGATCGGGCTTCTTCAGCAGTTGAAGAACACAATCAAGGAAACGATTGACCAGAAGAACGAAGTTGAAGCCGGGATCAAGCAGGTGATTGGTGACAATCTAGGAATCAAGACTTCCGAATATCAAGTGACTTGGAAATCCCAAGTGACCAACCGGGTTGATGTTGCGTTGTTGAAGGCGGCGAAAGTTTATGAACAATATATTCTTCCGTCAAAATCCAGAGTTCTGCGAGTTAAAAAGGCGAAAGCTGAAGGGAAATAAAATGGCTAATCAATCGGATGTTGCAAAGATGGCTGAGAAGAAACCAGAGTTGAAGCCCATTGAAAAGATGATCAAACAATCTATTCTGACTTTGGGCGAAGCGTTACCGAAACATATGAATTCCGAAAGGCTTGTTCGCATAGCCTTGACCACGTTAAGGGTGAACCCATCCCTTTATTCATGCACCCCGGAATCATTTATGGGGGCGCTATTCCAATCTGCGCAGTTAGGGCTTGAACCGAATATCGAAGGTCAGGCGTATATCATACCGTTTAAAAACAACCGCAAGAAACCTGATGGAAGTTGGCATTCCGTTCCCGAAGCGCAGTTCCAGATCGGGTACAAAGGCTATGTCGAATTGTTCTATCGGCATCAGAATTCGATCAGCCTTGATATGCAGAAGGTTTGCCTGAATGACAAGTTCGATTATTCATTAGGAACAACCCCATTTATTTCCCACAAACCTGCTATGCAAGACCGGGGGGAAGTGATCGGCTATTATGCTGTGGCGAAGATGGCGCATGGCGCTGTTGTGTTCAAGTTCATGTCTAAGGATGAATGCTTGGAACATGGGATCACCCATTCGAAATGTTATGATAAGAACAAAGGCGAATTCTACAAGAACACGCCTTGGGCGAAAAGCTTTGATTCTATGTGTTTAAAGACTGTCCTGATCCAGTTGATGAAGCTGTTGCCAAAATCTATTGAGATTCAGAAAGCGATTTCTGCTGATGAAACTATCAAGACACAGATCGCCCCGGATATGCTAGGGCTGAAGGATGAAGCGAATTGGGATGAACAGGCTGTTGATGTTCCACTGGAAGAACCCCAAAAAGAAAAAGACCCCGGCGATTATCCCGACCCTGAAGTTGACCCACCGCCACCTGACGATTCTGACCCAAAGGATGAATTTTATCAGGGGGAAGTTGGTGGATCATGAACGGGAAGAAATTAGACCTATATAATTGGTGCAGGGCTAAGGGAATCTTCAGTTCTGTGGATGTCCATAAGTGGGGTTTGGACAATTACTATATCTGTGCCAAGCGCCGGGTTCTTGAAATGGTTGAAGAAGGGAAGCGAATCAGGAAGCTAAAAGATGGGGAAGTGAAGGCTAGGGGGCTACACCGGGAAGGGCGACAACGAACCGCATGGTATGTGTTTGACGAAAACGCCCCGCAATTTGAGTTAGAACTGAAGAAAGACCATAGAATGGCAAATGCCTATGGATCGAAGCGAAGGTTGGGAAGAACAAACTTTCTGAAAGTCAGGAAGAATTCAAGCTAATGGTTGCCCCTTTGGAAAACCATTATTTTTTAATTGTCCGGGAACTTGATGCTTTACAGGATTGGTTGTTCTTTGAAGCCGGGATTTCGGTGTTAGGAAGGTGATTATGGATAAGTTGATTGCTTTGATGATGTTGTTGTTTGCCTTGATCCTTGTTGGATGCGCTTCTTCCTGCCCTGAATGTTTACCAGAAACGCATCCGAAGCGGTATAACTGCACAACGATTGATGAATCTTCTTGGTGGTGTAGCAAGGATGGGGTCAAATTTATGTGTGAATATATTAATTAAGAAAGGGGGATGCTATGTTTAAAAGACTAAAGAATCGGAAAGGGTTTTTGTTTGGGTTTGTCGGGCTTGTGCCTTCGATTTTTATGGTGTTTTCTGCGTTGAATATTGGTTATTCGGCGTATATAACACCTGAATTCCGAAGGGAAAAGGCTGTTCAAATGTGCGAAGAAGCGGGTTCAGCACAGTGTGAACAAACAGTTGCGGCGCTGTCGGATGAAGAAGTGGTTGAATTTATCCGAGATGGAAACCCAAAGAACGACCAATATTATGAAGCAGTTTGGGAAGATTCGCTTGTTGAAACCAGAACAAGTGGCGGTGGGTTGCGACAACGAATCTTAGATGCACAGAATTAGCCAGTAGCAAAAACCAACTTGGGGGGTGGAATTCCCCCCAATCCTTTCCTTATGACAAAAGACCCTGCAATTTTATTTTATTATGCTAGATTTCAGCATGGAACAAGGAAATTCACCTTTGAAGAAAAGGGTGCATATATAGAACTTCTATGTGAACAAGCTGACGTTGGGCGGCTAACAATGGATGACATTTTAAGGTCACTAGGAAATATGTCCATATGGGAAGCCATAAGGTGCAAGTTCAAACAAGACGAACATGGTCATTGGTATAATGAAGTGTTAGAAGAAACACAAAAAAAGCGGTCAAAATGGGTAAAATCACGCCTTGTGAATCTGCATATGGACACCCATATGGACACCCATATGTTAAATGTAAATGCAAATGTAAATGTAAATGTAAAACAGTTATTGAATACAGAGTTGATTAATATATTTATTAAACTATATAATAAATATCCGAAAAAGGTTGGGAAGAAGTCGGCACTTAAACATTTCAAGGCATCTGTTAAGACTGAAGAAGATGCCAAGAATATCGGGATCGCCTTAGATCATTACCTTGAAAGTGAACGGGTTGCCAAGGGCTTCATCCAGAATGCTTCGACATGGTTCAATAACTGGCAGGATTGGGTTGAGTTTGAAGAAAAGATATGCCCTAAGTGTAAAGGCAAGGGGGTTTTCATATCATCAACGGGGTATGAAATTAAATGTGATTGTCCGAAAGGGAAGATGAAGTGATCCTGATTATCCTTCCAGTTAAGAATGAATCCGAAAATATTGAAAAGAACCTGAACCATCTATTGAAATGGTGCGGAAAGAATCTGAAAGATACATTTGAGATTCTTGTGATTGATGATTGGTCAAGTGATGCGACCCTGGATCAAGTTGTCAGGATGGGGAAGGAAAAGATTAGGGCGTTCAGCAATCGTTTTGATTGTGGGAAGGGATCGGCGTTAAAGACAGGATATATCTTTTCAAGCCTTGTTTATTCGCTATACGACAATGATAGTATTGTGTTCATGGATGGGGATGGGCAGATTGACCCGGCTGGGATAAGCACAATGTTTAAAATAATGGACTTGTATTCTGCGGATGTGGTGATCGGGAATAAGCGGCATACGTTCAGCAACACAGATTATCCGATCATGCGAAGGATTGTCAGCAAAGGATATAATTGGATGATCCGGGTTCTGTTCGGGATCAAGTATCAAGACACCCAATGCGGTATCAAGATTTTTAAGAAGGGCGCACTGGATTGGGTCATTGACAAGGTGAATGTCAAGCGGTATGCCTTCGACCTTGAATTGATTGTGGCACTTAGGGAAAACAAATTCCGGGTGGCTGATGCGCCAGTCAGAGTTAAGAAGCAAACAAATAGCGGAAGTGTCCATTTCAGATCAATCCTAAGAACCTTTATTGATACCTTGATCGTATGGGTCAAGAAAAAGAAGGGATTTTATAGATGACCAAGAAAGTTATTTTTGCCATCCCACCTGTCCAAGATGAACGGGGATATGCTACCACAAACCAGAACCGTCAAACCCAATATTTTAAGGATGCGACATTCATATATCCCATGATCCCGGCGCTATGCGTTTCAATGCTGATCAGCGAACCGGGGATTGAAGCCTTATGGTGTGATGCGGTTGCTGAAGAATTGAATGATGTCGAGTTTGGAAAGTTGATTGTCCAGATGTCACCTGATTATATTATCTTTGAAGCGAACACAATGCTGATCGAAAGGTATTATGAAATCATTAATGGGCTGAAAGAGAACCTTCCGGGCATAAATATCATTCTGTGCGGCGAACACGCAACCGCTTTCCCGGATGAAGTCCGGGATAAAAGCAAAGCTGATTTGACCATAAGCGGCGGGAAATGGTATTTCAAGGCGTTCAAATTCATCACAGGCAAGGAATGGGGCGACAAACCTTTGCCACATATCAATCGGGAAGTCACAAGATGGTGGCTGTATGCATATAAGAACGGGAACTTTAAGTTTATCCCGGCGACTTATATGATGGCATCACAGGATTGTTGGCACAGACCGGGATGCACGTTCTGTTCATGGGCGAACTACCATCCTGAATATAAAGTCAGGTCGGTTGAAGATTATCTGGATGAAGTTGAAGAATTGATTAATAAAGGGTTCAAGGAAATCTTTGATGATTCCGGAACATTCCCGGTTGGTGATTGGTTGCATAAGTTCTGCGAAGGGATGATTGACCGGGGGTATCAGAAACATATTTCATGGGGGTGCAATATGCGGTTCGGGGCTTTGGATCGGGATGATTATCTTTTAATGGCGAAGGCAGGATGTCGGTTCATTCTTTGGGGGTTTGAAAGTGCGAATCAAGCGACATTGGACCGGGTGAATAAGAAATATCTGATTGGTCAAGTGAATGAAGCGTTGATCCTTTCGCATGGGGCAGGGATGTGGAATCACCTGACCGTCATGTTCGGTTACCCATGGGAATCGGAAGAACAGGAAAGAAGAACCTATGATATGGCAAGATGGCTGTTGATTAATGGATGGGCTGATTCCGCACAAGCAACCATATTGATGGCTTATCCCGGAACGGATCTTTATAAATGGGCTGATGGACATAATATGCTGAAACATAAGGATTGGGCGAAATGGGATATGTCGGAATCGGTGATGAAACAGGGCTATCCGAAAGATATTGAAAAGTTCCGAAGGGGGATATATCGGACAGCCTACCATCCGAAGTTTATCTGGAATAAGCTAAAACGAATCAAGTCGATTGATGATTTCAAATTCTATTTCAGGATTGCCCGGAAGGTCATTGATCGGTTCGGGAACATCCGGGAAATAGGAAAGGTGGCGGTGGATTAATGAATAACAAACGACCAACCCAAAAAGTATCAATCATTATCCCGGTAGTCAGGAATGATCCGCATGTGGATGAAGCTGTTGAA